TGCGTGCAAGCGGAAAGCTAGCTGCCGGAATTGTTCCCAGACCGTCTTCCGTTTGCACGAACACAGGTTTGCTGGCTTCTGCGGCGAAGGTGGTTTTACCAACGCCTGCAACACCGTGAATCAGAATGCGGGGTGGCTTGGGCGTATTGGCGCGTGTAAGTTGTGCAAGTGAAATGGCCATCACACACCCCCACCAAAGTGACTGTCGTTGGCAGCGTCGGGGATTTCTCCGGCCTTGATCTGCTCGAGCTTGTAGCTTGGCTTGCCCGTTTTGAGCGTGCGTGCAGGTTCGAACAGATCGCGGATGCCGGGTGGCCAGGCGTTGTACTTGGACTCGGCGACTTTGATTTCGATGCCGACATAGTTCTCCGGGTCCTCGCCCCACTTGCGCAACGCTTCCACGGCTTCTTTGAGCTTGACCTGGTTGTATTCAGGTCGCTTGGGCAAATCGGCGACGACCATGTAGCCATCGACCTCAAAGCGCACAGTGCCGGTGGACTTGCCAGCCTCTTGGCGAAGCTGCTGGGCATGACCGCCCAAGCGACTGTGCAAGGTGGACTGCAATGCGTTGAGGTACAAAGCGGCAGTGTCTTTGGCAGCAGTGACCTGCTTGATCATCCGGTCAAGGTCTGGTAGCGGGAGCTTTTCAAGCTCGTTCATGTAAAGCTGGCCTATTTCATCCAGCACTTCTGGTTCGGGCGTCATGGGTCCTCTTTCTTTCAGTGGGGCTTTGGGTTGCTTGGAGCCATCTGCGCGATACGCAGCTGGGTACGGATTTCGGGGGGCTTCAGGGGGGAGCTGGAGCGCATGGCCATGTATCGGTAGTGGTCGTCGCCCACCTTTTGGCTAAACAGGTGCACCAGCCCAAGTTCACAGGCGATCCAGGCGCGCCGTGCGACGGAGTGAATTCGTGCGCGATCTTTGGTGGTCAGGTCGCTGCTGGTCTCAGAGCGATCGCGCAGCAACAGGCCTTCGTGGTACTGAATGCAATGGCCAACGAGCGCACTAGCTACCCAGTCACACAGATTGGCCTCTGACAGTTTTTCAATAGGTACGTAAACCGGCTGCAGCGCTGCGCGGCCAATATCAACACCCAGACCCAAGTGGCTGCGTGAGGTTTCAATCAGGTCGTTTTTGTAATTCATCAAATCTCCGGGCGTGAGTTGGCCTACCACCGCTGCCCAAGGGGGCGCGGAGTTTGCAGGTGTTAAAGGTTTTTACTGAGCGAGGGTGCTGTTTTTCTCAGCCACCCCGCGATCGGTCAGGCAGCAGTCCTGATGCCGAACATGCGCAGGTGCATTTGCAGGTCGGCGACGCGGCGGTAAAACGTGGCGGTGGACATACCGCAGGCTTTGGATGCCGTCGGAAGGTCCTGGTGCGAAGCAAGCAAGTCCAAGAGTTCGACTTGTTCTTCGCTCATGTGCGCCAGCGCTGTCTCCAGGTCGTGAAGAGTGTTGGAGTTTGAAAAGAGATCGTCGTCCCCATCAAACCATTGCGTTCTGTGATTTGATTCGCTTGAACCGATGGGCGCAGCATCGTCGTCATTGGCCGCGTCCTGTGTCTGGTCCATACCTTGTCGTACTTGGCTGATGTTGACGATCTCCAGCGTGTCAACGTCCGCACCCGATGCAAAGGTCAAGCGCTCTCTGTCTGTTTTGCGGGCCTTGAGAAATTCAGCAGTGCGGTGCTCGGACACCAAACCGGTAAATGTGCCGGGGCTGCCCTTCTCGGGGTTAAATTGAGCTTCACGTTCAAGAAGGTCAAGCAAGATTTCTTGATACAGATCTTCCCGCTCGGAGGTGCTCAGCCGGGCTGAAACAGCTGCTCTGTATGTGCGGGTCTTGGCTGCATTGACTGCAGCGCGGAAGTACGGGTCGTTGGCTGCATCACGGATGATGCGGGGACTGCGCATGACAGTCGTGTATGAAGTATTTTCCTGGCCGTCTTCGAATTGCAACATGTCATTACCTTTTCGTTTTCGTGTACATGAAGCAATTGGACCGGGGTTACTTCATGAAATCACCGCAATTGCGGAAAGCACCACCGCAACTGCGGTAGCAGGGTATTTGTTTGGGTTACTGGTCAAGACTTTTCTTGGCATCTGCGAACTTGGTTTCAAGCCCTCGTTTTGAGATTCCAGGCTTGTTCCCAAAGTTAATTACTAGTGCTTCAATCACTGATGCCTGGTTAGAGAACAACGAATGCGCTTTACCTGCAGGACTTTTCATCAGGAACAAGTTCAGCATTCCACCGATGATGTTCAGGTAGGTAGTCTCAGCTCTGAGCCCAAGGTCTTTGGCGGGCTTAATCTGGTCAGTGAGTTTTGCTTTTTCGGCAATCAGCTCGTCCCGTTCGTTCCTCAACTTACGGTACTCATCCGCTGCTTTTTCAAGTCGCGCCCGTAATCCATCGCGTTCGGCCTGCAATGCCTGGTAGGCATCTTTATTGATGGCCGTATGTGTGTTGCGCTCAATGTCGTCAAACAAAAATTCAGGCTTGTCAGACGGGAACTGCGCCGCAATCCAGTCCTTGAGGTGTTGTCGCGAAATGTGACGTCGCTCTGGAGCGACATGCTCTTCGGTCGGCACGACTTTTCCGTTTTCCCTGCTGCAAGGCAGCAGTCCAGTCACGATCGCATCGTGGATCGCGCGGCACCTCGGCTCCAGGCAGTTGATGTAAGGGTGCTTCAGAACGCCCCTTGCAACTTCCGTGGACAACGCCAAGTGTTCTTCCACTTCTCCTGGCTCGATGCCACACCACAAAGCTGCAGCAACCGGCACGCGGTACACAGTGAAGTAAGACTGGACCGCTTCACAACTGTCGTTTTCCCATGCTTTTTTCATATTCGTCTCTTTCGTTTACTTGCCTGTGCTGGCGCTACTGTTAGGTTGGCTTGCTTTCTTCGGCAGGCTTTGAGGGCACCATGTCGCTTGCACCAATGGCGATGGCACGGGTTTGCAACTCCCTGAAGATGCCCTCCTGGATGCGGTCCTTCAGATCCCAAACCACCTTATGTGGATTGAAGAGCAGCACGTAGTGGTGCGCGCCCGTGGGGCCTTCCTTGGCATCGATAAAGCCCAGTTCAACCAAGGAGCGCATCCGGTCTTTCCAGGTGCTCAATGCCCTCTCCCCGGTAAATCCGGACTCAAACGCCAAGGTCATCGGGTTGTCTATGGCCAACAGTGACTCGTCAAAAGTGCGGCACCACAAAACGAAATAGACCATGCCTGCTGGCTTGTTCTTGGTCAGCGAGTCGATGATGTTCATGATCAAGGGCATCGTGCGGGGGATGGTGGTAAAGCCCTTCACCAGTTTTCGGTTCCAGAGCTTTTCATCGTCCAGGTCTGGCCAGCAGCTGTCGCGCAGCGCTTTGGCCTTCTCTTGGCCCTTGGAGATCTTTTTGGCGTTTGATGCAGCGGACATTTGGTTTTCCTTTGAGTTTTCGATTTCAGTGCCCAAATTCTAGGGCCAAATACTCAAACTCGCTATGATTAAAGCAGCGCTTTTGGCATTCAGTGCACGTCTAATATGTGTAACTCAGATGTTGAGTTAGTTATTTTCATCGCTTTGAAAGAAGTTCAGATGCGCAAAATTTTGCGATAAAAATTAACTTTATCCATATAAATCAAGGGATTATAAAATTTTTGCTGTGCTCAATGTACTCAGTGGTCCTGTGCTTCTGTGCTCCTTAGTTATCCTGTGCCCGCCCATGGCGGGCACAGGATGCAGCGGAATTGCCCAAATACCCCCGTCAAACCCCATCTGACATTGCGGGTGGGCGTGGGTTTGGCCCTCTAAGTGCTGCCCTCCTGAGAAAACACCCCCCTGCGGCGGTATGAACCTTCATGACCGCCCCAAAACACACCCCACAACCAACTCCGCCCGCAGAGCGCAGCCCCATGGCCGTCATCGGCGCAATCCTGGCCCAGGGGGCAATTCGCCTTCTGGACCGCCAAAAGCGCGAAGCTCAACTTGCTAACCGTACCGAAGAGAGCGTTCATACAGGTGTTTTGACTACCAAGGACAACACCCATGAATGACTCACTTGTTGCACGCGTTGCAGCCCTTAAAACCTCGCCCACTCCGGACCTCAAGCAAATGTGGCGGGAAATGTTTCTGACTGAACCCCCGCCCTTTAACCGGCGTTTCCTTGAAACACGTCTGGCCTACCGCATTCAGGAGCTGGCCCTTGGCGGCCTGAGGCGCGAGACCATAAAGCGCCTAGAGAAGTTGGGCGAGCAGCTCGACGGAGGCAAACCGGATGTGCGCCGCCGCCGGATTGACGGCAGGCCCCTTGCAGGAACTCGCCTGATAAGGGAATGGGACGGCCAGCGCCACGAAGTAGTGGTGCACGTCGACGACTTTGAATACGCAGGCCAGCGCTACAAGTCAATTTCGCGCATCGCCATGGTGATCACCGGCACCAACCGAAACGGTTGGACGTTCTTTGGCATGTCTACCGGAAGGAGCATTTGATGACCGCCACACCTAAAGTTCTTTGTGCGATCTACACGCGCAAGTCCACCGAAGAAGGGTTGGACCAAAACTTCAACTCACTGGACGCCCAACACGATGCCTGCGCCAATTACATTGCCAGCCAAAAGTCTGAGGGCTGGGTAACGCTCAAGGACCGGTATGACGACGGCGGCTTCTCAGGAGGCACACTTGACCGCCCGGCCATCAAGCGTCTGCTCGAAGACGTCCGTAAGGGACTGGTCAACACCATCGTGGTTTACAAGATTGATCGGTTGTCTCGTTCGCTTGCCGACTTTGCAAAGCTGGTCGAGCTGTTTGATCAGCATAAGGTGACCTTTGTATCGGTCACCCAGTCATTCAACACCACCACGTCCATGGGGCGGTTGACGCTCAACATACTGCTGTCCTTTGCACAGTTTGAGCGTGAGTTGTCCGGTGAACGGGTGCGCGACAAGATCGCCGCCTCACGCAAGCGTGGCATCTGGATGGGTGGCATGCCCGCTTTGGGCTATGACGTGGTTGAGCGCAAGCTTGTAGCCAATCCGCAGGAGTCGGCCATCATCCAAGAGATGTTCTCCCGCTTTGCCGCAACGCCATCGATGTCCACCATTGTCAAAGACCTGCGCAAACGCGGCATCACTTCCAAGTCGTGGACAACGTCCAAGGGTGTGGAGCGCCAAGGCAAACTGATCACCAAGGGAGCGGTCTACAAGATCTTCAGCAACCCGGTCTACATCGGCATTGCTGCCTATAAGGGACAGCACTTCCCCGGCGAGCACGAGGGCATCATCACCCAGGAGCTTTGGGACACAGTGCAGACGCACCTGAAAAACGGCACCCCGATGAATAAGGCACGACTGGCGGGTCGCGGCAGCGCACCCTCTCTGCTGCGGGGCCTGCTGTTCTCGGAGCAAGGACGGGCCTTCACGCCTGGCTGGACGCGCAAGCAGCACAAAACCTACCGTTACTACATCAACACCGACTCGATCAAGATCGGCAAAGAAAGCTGCGACATCTGCCGCATCCCCGCCGGTGAGATCGAACAGGTGGTTGTTGAGAAGATGCGCGGCATCCTGCGCTCACCAGAGGTGCTGGCCCACGCGGTGCGTGAGGTAAATACTCAGCGGCCCAAAGTTGAAGAGACAAACGCCATAAGCGCATTGCAGTCCATCGACGCGG